TCGTGTCCAAATCTTGGCCACTCATAACAAACTCATCCCAACCTTCAGGTCGAGGACTTTCATGGATAAAAGAATCTAAGTTGTCAATGTCCTGTCTTGATATATGGTCAGGTCTCACCAGCATATTATAAGCATCTGCCGGTAGCCTACACCATTCACGAAAGTAAGTAACATTCTCAAAACAATAACCAGAACAATATATTTCCCATGACATCTCTATATCAACAGACACCAATCTATCAGGTGTCCAATCTCGATAAATGGCGTTACATCCCCAGACTATCGTTCGTTCTTTAAGATAGTCTAAATCAAGTCCGAGACGGGATTCGCCATTACCAAGCAAGATACATCGTTCTTGTCTATTCATAATGTATTTTATTATTTATCTATATTACGGCTTAGAAACTGCATTTATTACTCCAAACTCTTGTAGAATAGAGCCTCCCAGCTCACTGGAAACTTCTCTTTAGCTAGGTCGTGTATTTCCCACGCTACCTTTCTAGTCTCCTCTTGAGTATCTCCCTTGCACCTCAAACCACAAACACGAGCGAAAGCAAACAGAGTGCCACTCCAAAACCACTCGGTGTATGTGTTCTGTGGTAATACCATACGAGCTTGTTCCGGTGCAACACCAGCTTCTATCATTCTATTGTAAGTTTCTATTGCCATCTCACAAGATTTCCGTACTGCTCCACCTACTCGTTCTAGTCGGTCTAACCATTCTACTGTTTCTTCACTTGACCCTTGTTTCTTATCGGTAGGTCGGCCTCTCCATTCCCCAGGCATCCAAAACTCTGGTTCATCTTCTACATACCGGCGTGACACTTCGTTCCATACGAGCCCAACTTGGTGCTTGACTAACTGACGAGCAACAAAGATAGGTGCCTTGATATGGAATGATAGTGAGCAATGGCCAAATGGTGTCCAGTGACCGTGCTTGGCTAAGTATTTTATCAGTCCCTTATCACCCTTACTGAGTTCATAAATGCCTTGGCCTGGGATAAAATGTTCCCACTGCGACTTCTTATTGAAACTGACTCGAGCGGCATTGACTACTGATAGGTCGTTCCCCATTACATCTATAAGTGATACGTTCATCTAGGTAAATGCCTAGGATTTCTCCCCTGATTCCAAGGATGGCCTGGTTTCTTCCAAGGATGGTCAAACATATCACGCTGCGGTGGTTTGTAGTCCTTTTTAAACTCATACTCATTGACAATATGAATATTAAAGATGGTATCACTCAGCACTTCTTGAGTTACTGGTTCGGCTTCATCCATCAGTTCTATGGCAGATTTTTCACTAAATGCTTCTATCACATACTGTCTCTTTTTTAGTTCAACCGTGTCTATGATGTATTTACTCATAATAGAATCATACCCACGATGTGTTTCATCACTTTATAAGGGTCAGCATTACTGGCGGGTCTCCGGTCTTCCAAGTATCCCACCCAGTTATTGTTTATCGTCACTATCGGTATTCTAATAGACGCACCTCTATCCAGCTGACCATATGAAAACTTCTTGATAGACTGTGTTTCGTGCTTGCCTGTCAGTCGTTTCACATTATCACTTCCATATACCTTTATGGCTTCCTTATGTCCTGATCCCAACACCTTACACATACTCTCAAATACATTCTGACCGCCAGTAGTTCTCATCTGTTGGTTAGAAAAGTTAGTGTGCATACCAGAACCATTCCAATCACCTGTCTGTGGTTTGGGATGGAAGTTAATAGATACACCTTTCATTTCTGCAATACGTTGTAAAAGGTATCGGGCCATCCATAAGTCATCACCAGCACGAATACCTCTACCTAACACCTGGAATTCCCACTGACCTAATGCCACTTCAGCATTTGTACCAGTGATGCCAATATCAGCATTCATACAGGCTTCTGTGTGTCGGTCTACTATCTCACGGCCCACGACATTATCTTCACCAACACCACAATAAAAATCACCTTGAGCTCGTGGTTTACCCTTCTCAGGCCAACCCAATGGGCGACCGTCTTTGTACATAAAATATTCTTGTTCAAAACCAAACCACCATTCATCACTCACCAAGTTCTGGCAGTGTGTTCTAGTGTTTGATTTGTGTGGGTCTCCATCAGCATTCAATACTTCACACATTACATAAGTACCTTCTAGACCCGGACCAGTCTGTGTAGCATCTGCTCGAATACGGTCAATGGCACGATACTCTGCCACTGGATGTAATAGACAATCAGATTTATCACCTGTGGCCTGTTGTGTAGATGAACCATCAAAGGACCACATATCAGCATAGTCATCTACTTTTACTTTACTTCTCAATGACTGTGTGGGTTTGTAACCATCCAGCCACACATATTCAAACTTATTCATGTTCCTACCTTCTTTATATATTTCCAATACTCAGTTTCTGTCGGATCCTTTTCTTGTTTATTTTCTTTGTACCATTGCCAATCACCATTACCATTCTCAGCCAACCACCCCTGCATACTATCGTACTGCACGACCTTTACAGCAACGTGCTCACCTGTACCCTCGTTTTCAAGAACAATCTGGCGCCCTCTATTGTATACCATACCTTGTTTTCCAAATGATGTTAGTTCTAACATAATTCCTAGGGACGTTCTTCTTTACCTTTCCATTTGTAATCACTATGACTCTTCCCTTTATATCGTTTCTGATTATAACGGTTCACCAGTTCATCAGTTAATTCTTGCAATCTAGGAACACAAGTATCATTTGTCCACCGGACTAATTCTGCATTATCATACTCAAGAGTTTTTATTTTCTTATCAGCCTCTTCCAATTTATATGAAAGGTGGGCAATACGCCTCTTAGCTTCATCTACATAAGATTCTTTTTGAACTTCACTCATTTATAAACTCCTGGGTCTTATCTATTAACATCTGTTTACATTTACTCATATCAGCTTTTACAAATGGTTCATATCTTTCAATCAATCTACTCACCGTAGGCCAGACATAAGTTTCATTAATTTCTTTATCAAATCTCTTTCTATAGTGTAATAACTTTTCAAAAATCACCAAAGTTTCTAAACTAATCTTCTTACCTAAATATGCCTTAATTAACTTTGGATGATTTCCTTTATCACTATTAAATATTATATCAAAATACTCAGCGTTTGTCAATAGTTTTTCTGCATCATTTATAAAATTATATTCTATGCTTTGATTTCTAGCTAACCATTCTTTCCATACTTTATCTTCAAATTGTGATACCCATTCTTTACCATCAATCAAATTAGCCACATAATATTCTACGATATTAATATTTCGTTTAGCTAATCTTTTAAAAAATCTCTTATCAGTTCTCTTTTCAAAACTAGCCATACTGGCATTATGCTTACCATTATATTTAAAGTAGTCATAATGTTCAGATGTAAAATGTAATTTAAGGGCTAGAAACTGTATATAAGCTTCAAACTCTGTCATAGTGGCAACTGAGATGTTTTGGGTAGGTAATTTAATTTCTCAGCATCTAATTGGATCTTTTCCTTTAAACATTTATCTATCCATTTAGCTACTGATGCGGGTTCGAGCATATTCTGTTCGCAATAATATATAATTGCTTCCATGTGGGTAAGATTCTTAGTTCTCACAAGTTCATCAACTATAAGTGCAAATCTTTTTGTTGTAACTTTTTGTTCTACCATAATATAATCCTCAATTAAGCGGGGCGGCTTGAATAACAAGGCGCCGCCCCAAACCCCGGAGAACATTACGCAGCTAGCGCATAATCCTCGAAATAAAAGTCATCATTGGCTTTTATGTTTTTGTGTCCAAGTCCTCTTGCAAGTTTTCGTCCGTCAGTCGATCCTGGTTCGCCCCCAATAAACTGTTCCTTTCATCGGGTACGGTGCCCCATCCAATACTTCTACTCCATTCATCGGGTGTGTAATAATAGGCATTCAATATTTTAGCAAAATCAAAAATACCTTGATACATCACCCGTGAATTGGTGGAGGCGGCCGGTACTGCCCCGGCGTCCTGTCCGTCTATTGTCTTACCGTCATCAGTCTCTTTCACATGGTTATTTATCTAAATCTAAATTCAGATAAAATTCGTCCATTACCTCCTGTAGTAATGGTAAATAATCAGATACTTTCTTTTCAAAAATCTGCACTGTACCATTTTCAGCTACCATCATAATAACAATATTCTCTATTGTCATACTGGTATGCTCTTCAAACATCGTAGCATATGCAGCACATTGTACAAAGTAATCTTCAATCCATTCCTCTTTCTTTTCAGTAGTGGTAGTCTTAAAGTCTACTATTGACAGTTCACCCTCGTACTCACCTATAAAGTCACACCTTCCTGCCACCTTATACTTCGGTGAGTGCATAGTCTGCTCTTGCATAATAACCTTTGTTATCTTAGTGTTCAGGCTTTCTTTCAGCTCACCAAACATATGCCAAGCCAAAAAATGATCAGACTTCAAATCACTGATGTCACTGTTCTTCAAATAGTTTTCAACTATGTTATGAAACACAGTTCCCCTACGAGCA